GAGCTTGGTGGCAGTTCTGACGAAGACGCTCATTGGTCATTTCTCCTTGCGGCCCTTGGCGGCCTTCGGTTTGGGTGGTGGGTTGGTGGTGAACAGGTCGGGTCGGGCGAGCACCATCGGGTGATCGTCCGGGAGTTCGTCGCCCTTGGCGACGTTCAACTCGCGGTGGGTGAACGAGACGACGGCGAACATCAGACGACCCCGAACCCGCAGATCACGTCGAAGTCGCCGGTGTCAGCGGTCGCGACGACCCGCCAGTGGGTTTCCGACGACAGGTCGCCGGCGACCGTCTTCCACTCGGACCCGATCGCCGACAACGTCGAGAACGTGACTCGATCCGTTGCCGACGTGAAATCGCCGTTGTCGTCGGACTGGATCTTGACGACGAGGTTCGTGCCCGTTGCCGCGGTCACGTGCAACGCCGCGTACAGCGCCTCGCCGGCGGCGGGCCCGGTGAGCTCGACACCGTCGCCGGTGAACCCGCCGTCGTCGTAGCTGCCGAACGGCATCCCGACGACACCGTTGAACGGTGCGGTGTCTGCCTGCGTCGCCAGTTGGAACGTCGCGAGGTCACCGATCGGGCCGCCACCGGGTGGGCCGGTCACCTGTGACACGTGCCCACGGTGCGACCAGAACGGGGCGCCCTCGGCGGCGTCGGCCGTCGTCGTGGTCGACACGATCCGCTGCGTCGACAGGTTCGCCGGGGTCAGATCCGCGATCCCGGCCGCGGCCGGGTCGTAGTAGCCGGCGACCTCGCCGACAGCGGTGATCAATCCCGGCAGGTAGAACTTGAACCCGCCACCGTTCGACTTCTTCCGTTCGACCTGGTCGGCCGTGATGTCGACGAGGCCGGCCCGGTCGATCAGTGCGGTGAAGTCGAACTCGTCGACGAACACGGTTGGGCTGGTCAGAACGATACCGCTCATACCTGGCCTCCTTGGTTGTTGAGCATGATCTCGACCGGAATGTCGAGGGTGCCGTCCTCGGGGTTCCACTGGGCGACACCGATGAAGGTGTCAGCGACCGTGCCGTCGAGGGTGCGGTCGGCCATCACGGCGTCATGGATCGACGACGTGTGACCGGTGCCGCCCGACAGGAACGCGCAGACCGTCCGCCACTCCGACTCCTCGTTCGCGCCGGACAACCAGATCCGGATCATGAGGTTCAGGTCGCTGAGACCTTCGGTTCCGGACGTCTCGTGATACAGGATGTAGTCGGTGTCGGGCCACACCTCGATCGCCGGTCGTGGCGACGTCGACGGGAACGCGTTCACCGAGAACCCGCCGGCGCCGGCGACGTCGGTTTCCTCGTCGACCTGGGTGGCGATGTGGGTGCTGATCTGTGTGGCGAGCGCCTGGTGCACCGCCAACAAGTCGAGGCCGCTCATACCGCGAACAGCACCTGACGGCGGCTGTACCGGCTCTGAGCGTCGCGGACCATGCGGATGTCACGGGCGCTGACGCCGAGCCCGTCAGCGGTGATCGCCGCGAGCCCGAGACGCATGTCGCGGTGCTGCGCCATCGTCTGCGCGACGATCATGCACAACACGACGATGTCGTGCGGGATCGCCGCCCATCCCCAGTCGGCGGTCACCGAGATCGAGGCCTTGCCGTTGAGGGCGTGCCACGACCCGGTCAGACGTTCGACACGGGTGAACGGGACCGTCTGCCCAGCGGCCGACAGGTTGTTCAACGGTTCGGCCTGCCAGTCCGTCGCCGGGACCGTCGTGCCGTCCTCGGTGATGCTCGAGATCGACACACAGTCATGGATCGACAGGGACGTGTCGCCGCGCTCCGCCGCGTAGACACGAGCCGACGGTTCACCCGAGGCCTCCTCGAACCGGCGGCCGAGATCGGTGTCGACCGTCTGCTGCGCGGAGAGGATCGAATCGCTGATCAGCGTGTCGTCGGTCAGCGTCTTGTCACGAGTCCACTGTTTGAACTTCGAGACCGTCACGTACCGGCCGTCTTCGGCGGGCATGACAGATCAGCCCGCTGCGGCGGCGAGCGTCTCGCGGAGGCGCTTGTCGCCCCACCGTGCCGGGTCGCCGTCGACACCGTCGAGCTGTTGGACTGCGGCGACGAGCTCGTCGTGGCTCATGTCGTCGGTCCGCACACCCTCGGTCGGCTCGGGGTCGTCGGCCGCCGCGGGGTCGTCGGCCGGGTCGCTGTCGTCGGTGTCGTCGGACGGCTCGGAGTCGTCGGGTTCGTCGAGCAGGTCGTGCGGGTCGAGGCAGCCGGGTGAGTCGTTGTTGACCCAGTCGGCGGTCTCGTCGTCGACGTCGACGATGGCGCCCTTGTCGAACGCGATCGGCTGCGACCGGTACACGGCGCTGTAGCGGCGGGTGACGCGGTACCGGGTCATCAGATGCCCTCGATGTTCAGCAGCACCCACACGACGACCGCGAGGTCGGATGTGGTGGCGTCCCAGCTGCCGTCGGTCGTGATCTCGGCGCCGATCACCGCGCCGGCGGCGAACTGGTTCGTGCCACGCGGGCACGCGTCGTACGCCTCGGTCTCGGTCGTGACCGCCAGCGTCGGGTCGGTGGCTTCGGTGCCGCCGATCGTCGCGCCGACCGTGAGCGACCCCGCCGACGCCGCCGAGGACACCTCGGCGGACACGGCGACGATCTCACCCGGGAACGGCACCACGTACCCGGTGTTGTCGGTGGACGACGTCGTCGCCGAGGTCTCGACGAGCGGCAGCTGCGCGTTGGTCTGCGACGCGGCGACAGCGTTCTGGTGGAAGGTGAGCGGGACGAGCTGACCCTTGGACGTGATTCGTTCGATCTGCATGGTGGGTCTCCTTGGTGACCACGAGTGCGGGCACCGGACGCCTCGGGGGAGGAGCGTCCGGTGCCCGCGGGGGATGGATCAGAGCGAGATGTTGTAGAGGACGTCTGCGCTCTCGATGCCCGACGCTGCGCCGGTCGGGGAGAACCGGCCGAAGCCCATGCGGGTCGACAGCACGATCCGGGTCTGGTCGGTCGCCGGGAGACGCTCGGTCTCGACCTTGAGGCGGCGGCGCACACCGGCGACGTAGCCGCGACGGTTGAACGCCACGACCTGGCCCTTGGTGTTGTTGCTGCCCGTGTCGGACACCTTGCCGTCGGCCTCGGTCTTCGACAGGGCGATCGACGCGATCAGCGGGTTGTTGAGCACACGGCCCTGCTCCCCGGTGAGGACGGTCGCCTGCGGGCCGTACTTGTCGACCGTGAGGACTTCGTCGAGCTGACCGATCGCGTCGGCGGTGTCGGGGTCGGCGACACGCACGAGGTCGGCCGGGTCGACCGGGTGGCCCCAGTCGTGCAGGTACGTCGTGTCGAGCATCCGGCCTCGCTGTGCCGACAGCTCGGCGAGGGTGACCGCACCGGCAACGCTCTTGCCGTTGCCGGTGTTGTCGACCAGGCCGGCGTGACGGATGCCGTCGAACGCGAGGTAGTGCTTCGTGTCCGCCGGGTCGGCGTCGTCGAGGTTGATGTTGCCGGTGCTGGCGTTCGTGGTGTCGCCGTTGAGGACCAGCGAGTCGCTGTAGTGAGCGAGGCTGACGGCCTGCTGGCGGCGCAGGAACGGGATGTACGGGATGATGGAGTCCTCCTCCATCTCGCCCGACCACATCTGGTGGATCACGAACTTCTTCGCGTCGACCTGGACCCGCTCCGACCCGGTCTTCGACGTGGCGTAGTTCGAGGAGTTGTTCGCCCCCGACTCCGGCACGAACAGCATCTCGGGCAGGGCCGCCTCGACCGGCAGGAACGCCGTCGCGTCGGTCATGTCGAACTGCTCGATCAGACCGAACACCCGGGACATGCGGCGGGCACCGGCCCACAGCTCACCGACGTACTGGTTCCCGACGATCTCGGCGCCGTAGCCGGTCTCGGAGGTGTCCATCGCGGCGTACACGTGCTCGATCGCCGCCATCGCCGAGTTGTACCCGTTCCGGTCGAGCTGACCGGAACGGCGCATCTCGGCGATGCGGTGCTCGTCCTGCGAGCGGGCGAGGAGCGACGGGACCCGCTGCGACTTCGTCACCGCGGCGAACGTCTTCGCGAGTTCGTCGGACGGGCCCTCGTACACGCCGGAGGAACCGACACGCTTCTGGCCCTGCAGGCCGACCTGCAGGTCGTGGAGCCACTCGACGTCGGCCACGGTGAGGCCGAGGCGGGCGTACTTCGTGCCGACGAGCTCGGGGTCCGAGTCGGTGCCGAACTTGATCTTGCGGACGTGCTCCTGGCCGTCCTCGGTCTCGAGCCACCCGGCGAGCTCCGCACGGATCTTGTCCGTCAGTTGCTCGTCGGTCGGCACGGACTCGCCGAGGGCATCGAGGCGGGCCTTGATGTCTCCGGCGAGCGTCTCCAGCGTGATCTCACTCATTGGGGTTCTCCTTGGTCAGGGTGAGGGTTGCGAGTAGGCGGGCTGCCTGCTCTTGATCCACCGAGTCCGACTCGCCGGTCGTCTCGGTGGTGGGGTCCTCCCGCTCGCCGGCGGAAGGGGTCGGGGAGCCGAGCTTGTGGAGCTCGGCGGCGATGGCTTGCAGGTCGGCGACGGTCCAGCGCGCCGACGCTGACGTGTCCGGGTCGTCGGGATCGGGGTCGGGGTCGGACAGGACCGAGTCGGCGAACCCGCCGTCGACAGCTTCGGCGGCGGTCATGAACGTCTCGGCCCGCATCATCTCGATGACGTCGTCGGTCGACTTGCCGGACTTGGCGGTGTAGATGTCGGCCTGCTCACCGTCGACCTGGTCGAGCAGCTCGGCGTGTGCACGATGGTCGTCGGCGTTGCCGACGCTCAACCCCCACGCCTTGTGGATCATGAGCGTGCTGTTCGGCGACATGATCGTCTCGTCCGCTGCGCACGCGATGAACGACGCCGCGGACGCGGCGATGCCCCT